CATTGCATCCTCTTCATCGGCCAACAAATACCTGTTCATCGACTCAACCGACTGATCAAAGGATGCTTCGCCGCCCTTGGCGTAGTACTCAATATCTTCCTCTTCTACCTCGCCGCCTCATCAAACAGCAGACAAGCCACAAGGCGGACAAGTGGGAAGTGATTGAGTTCCCTGCCATCCTGCCTAGTGGTAAACCCCTATGGCCAGGCTTTTGGGGCGTCGAGGAATTGTTGTCTGTCAAGGCCTCCTTGTCACCGCAAAAGTGGCAAGCCCAGTGGCAACAGCAGCCGACCAATGACGAGGGTGCGATTCTCAAACGTGAGTGGTGGCAGGTCTGGCAAAAGGACGAGCCACCGGTCGTGGAGTACATCATTCAGTCGTATGACACTGCCTACAGCAAGAAGGAGACGGCCGACTATTCGGTGATCACGACATGGGGCGTGTTCCAGCCTTCTGAAGACTCGGGCGCTAACTTGATACTGCTCGACGTCAAGCGTGGCCGGTGGGACTTTCCTGAACTCAAGCGGATTGCCAAGGACGAGTATGACCATTGGCAACCAGACAATGTGCTGATTGAGGCCAAGGCGACGGGTGTTACTTTGCAGCAGGAACTTCGCAAGATGGGAATCCCTGTCACCATGTACACACCGGGTGGCCGACGAGCGGGTACTGACAAGATCAGCCGCGCCAACTCTGTGGCTCCAATACTCGAGGCCGGCATGGTATGGGCCCCGGACCGTGAATGGGCAGAAGCTTTGGTTGAAGAGTGCGCCGCGTTCCCTAATGGGGACAACGACGACATGGTTGACTCAACGACGCAGGCGCTCATGCGTTTTCGCTCTGGCAACTTTATTTCCTTGCACACGGACGACAGTGAAGATGATGCGGTGCCAGAGCTTGTGCCCGAGTACTATTAGGGCATAAAATGTCCTGACACCACCTTTTTGTTAGGGCGAACCATGGATGGACAATATTTACCTGATGATGAAGTAGACATCGACAGTCTTGCGTCGTCCGAGCCTCCTGAGTATGTACCCCAGATGTTTTCTGAGGGCGGCGAGGTAGAAGAGGAAGATATTGAGTACTACGCCAAGGGCGGCGAAGCATCCTTTGATCAGTCGGTTGAGTCGATGAACAGGTATTTGTTGGCCGACGAAGAGGATGCAATGCCCACGGCCTACGCGACAACGCCGTATGGGGAGGCCGAGAGTGCTGCTCCTGAGATGAGCATGCAGACAGCCAGGTTGATGCTCAAGCAGTTATCGGCAAAGGGCGGTGGTGGCAAGTCCAAGCGTTCCAAGGAAATGAGCATGCCGACGGGCGACTTGTCTCCTGCCATTCCTGAACTTGGTGCGCCGCAAACGGAACAAGAAAAACTCACACAGATTGCCACCGCCAGGTCGCAATATGATGCTTTGGAAAAAGCATACAAGCTCAAGGCACAGGCTGCGCAAAGAGCCGGCAAGGGCCTGATGCGCCCTACCTTTAATACGGTGATGTTTGATCAGCCTACTTTGGAAAAGCCAGGCCCGTTGATGGCAAGAACGTTTCAACTGGGTGGATTGGTCAGCAAGGCATTAAAGTCTGGCGCAAAGAAGGGCGCGTCCTCTGCCGACAGCCTAGTCCCGTCCAGTGCGAGATCGTTGTTCCCGGAACAAGAGTCGTCCCTCTTTCCCAGCATCATCAAAGAAGAGGGCGGCAATTGGATGAAGGGGGGAAAAAGCGTAGAGAACTTTGTAAGGCCATTGTACAAGTCAGAGAGTTTGGACAACCCAGCTAATGCTAAATCCTTGAACAAGTGGATTGACAAGAAACTGACGCCATACATTAAAAATAAAATGGCAACACCGAGTGATCCTGTACGCAAGTTAGCGGAGGAAGAAGGCATATTGCCTTTCCCCGACACGCCGGTTAATGCAGAGGTAACTTCAAATGCAAATCGAATAGCTGCCGGCCTACCTATTGAGCAACAAGCCCCTATTTCTAAGACGGACCGAGGACAGGCGTGGGAGAACAGAGCCGACGCCGCAATCAACGTAGGGCCATATAACGAGATGATCCCATTTGGTTACTCCGATAGGATTGATTTGGATGAAACCCTTAGGGCGTTTGGGGGAGAGTTTGCAGTGCAAAACCCCACTGCTAAGGTAAGCGGGATGAATACAGGACGTGGGCCGGAGGACTTGGGCTTTAACCACATTGTTGACGTGCTACAAGAGGGCCTGACGACAGGCCGCCTGAGCCCAGACAGCCTCAGAGGACTGAGCATGGAAGATGCCGTGCGTCTTACGCATCAGTATGACTTGGATATGGCCGACAAAATGAAGAAGGCCCAAATTCAGTCTCTTGAGGGCGTGCCTGTTTACAAGCAGTATCCAGAGCAAGGCTTCAGGTGGATGCAGTTGGACAAGCCGGGCTACTTTGCTGCGGAGTCAGATGCCATGGGACATTCCGTACGCGGATACGAGCCTCCCGTAGGACACCCCGACTGGACACCTCAATCAGGCAACAAGGGAAGTCTTGGGTATGGGAGATATGGCGGATGGGAAGCAATTAAGAGCGGGGACGTAAAGGTCTACTCGTTGGCCGACGACCAGGGAAAAAGGTATACAACAGTTGAAGCTGTTAAGACAAAGCATCCTTTGGGCTTTACCTATAATAACTTTACTCGCGCCCGTGCAGGAAATGATTTTCCTACGGAATTGCGTCAGGACTTTTCGCATGACGGTTACCTGGAAAAATTTGGCTCCAAGAAAATTCCCAAAGAAAAACTACAAGAAATTTATGATCTTGGAAAAAAATTGTATTTTGAAAACCCAAATGCTTTTGCAGAAAACAGGCTATTGTCGGGAGCCCCTGCCCCCAGTCCAATGGACAGTTTCCAAAAAGCAGCAGATCAGGTAGTAGGCGAACTGCCTCTTGACATATCTCAAATTAAAGGCCCGGTCAACGGCCGCACAACAGAGGACGCCCTGCCTTTTGTTCAGGACTTCTTGAACAGTGGCAAGTGGTCGGATGTTAATGATTTACACCTAACGGGACTGCAAGATATTACAAATACCCCGGCCCTAGAGAACTACCTTAAGAATAATCAGTTGGACAATCGCCGCTTCCTGACTGAGGCCGAGTACAACAAGTACGAATCAGATTACCTAAGAGGCGAACTCAAGGGACAGTTGGGCGGGTTTGATCCATTGGCCCCTGCCCAGCCAGAGGGCATGGCCAAAGGCGGAATGGTTCAACACTTTGACGGAGGAGGCATGGCTATGTCCTCTCCAGAAGAGAGCGACTCTTACTCAGCCGAGCCTGCTCAGTTTGTCAAGGACATGAAGAGTGACTATGCACGCTTGAAGGCCTCTCCTACCGCCCGTCAACAACTTGCCAAAATAGCGGCCCTGCAAATCTCACAAGGCGGACCGGACTTAGCGTCCCTTGGCGTGGAGTATTTAATTGACCCACTTAAATCAGTAACCCTTGACAAGGTGTTTACCAAGCCTAAATTCCGTTCAGTCTTGGATAAGCCAGCAAACCCAAGAAGCCCAAGGATTGCGGACCAACCACAACGCGAGCCCATGATTGGCAGCTTGTCAGATGCTTTAAAAACAGCGGATGGCAATTTTATAGGAAGCTCAGAGGATGTGATCAAGCGTGCGCAAGACGCAAAGCTGATGGGCCCTAGCCGTTTCTCTCCTTTAACTGAAGCGGGCGCTTCGTTGGGATTAGGACTGGGCGCGGTCGCAGTAAAACCCACAGCAAAATTCCTTGGCAAGGAAGCTGCCCGCCAAGTCGAGCGAGGCGTATTCAACGAAGGCCCACTGCGCGGCATCACCCCACAGCCCATGTTCATCTCTCGCCCACCAGGTGGATACTTCCCAACCTCTCGTGGTATGGCGGAAAAAACTGCCGAGGAAATAAACAACACAAAGCTTTCTGATTTGCCGGAAGACTTTGTATCGTGGTTAAGCAAAGACGATAAGCAAAAGGGATCGTTCCTTGGCCTTGGCCCAAAAGAGTCTATCGGGCAAAAATACAGCAGATGGAAAACTGAAACAGGAAACAAGGACTATACGTTTGGTATCTTGTCGGGTGTAGATAAGTCTTTGCAGCCTGTTTTGAAGAAGATCACGGAACTGGAACCCGGCGAAAAACGGGACGCTTTGTTCCAGATGTTTAATCAGAAGGCGAAGGATTTTTACAGCAAACAAGCGGGAAGCATCCAAGACCCATTACGGGCGGACATCCTAAGCGGTAAATTTAAATTTGACGAAAAGTCACAAATGGGAGATGTTTTCCCTCAAGTCCTGGTTAAGCAGGCGGCACAAGGGAATCTACAGGCCTTGCGTTTGTTAGAGAAGAGCTATGACGACATGATAGATATACGGGCTACTGTGCCTTACCGCCAAGGCCAACCAGTGCCCGCTGCCAGTACGCTTAAGAGCCAGATAATTGAAAGTGTCAGAGACAACATTAACACTATTCCCGACAGTCAGCTACTTGCTTACGCAGGTAAAAAACCACTGCCCGGTCCCGATGGCGTGGCAAAAGCGGCAACAGAGGTAAGACTAAAACTCAAAGAAAATCCTAATCTTTTTTCTACAGTACTAGAGCCTAATATTGAACGTACTGTATTTGCAAGGCAAAGCACTATATCTGATCTTAACTTGGCACAATATCCAAACTCGGGACCCGCTGCAACAAAGGCCATGGTCAATCCACAGGGACCGGCGCTTACCAAGGAACAACTGGATAAGATGGAAACTCTTCCTCGTGGGTATTACTTGCCTGAAATAGAAGCAGCAATAGATAAAAACCAACCAATCTTAGATGCAGATTTGTATGGCAGTTTAAAACTCCTTGGCCTTAATTCTGAAAAACTCTTACAAGAAGCAAATAAGATTTCAGCTAAAGACTTAAAAAGCATGGGATTCACCGACTTTTTAAAGAAGGCGTATACCTCTACCCAAGAAGTTGCACAAATAGAAAAAGACCTTACTAAAGTCAAGTCGCTATTGCAACAAGGCAAGAACCCTCCTGCAAAAGCCATGCTCTTTGGGGTTACAGATTTCTTGCCCACCGTCAATGACATGAGGTGGGTCAAAGTCACCGATCCTGATGGCGTCAAATCAATTGCGGCAGGCATGAACAATTCTGTGGCAAGCTATGCAACCACTAATACCTATGGTAAGTTAGGCCGTGGACGGCGTGCCTTGGACAGTGGTGAAATAGAGGTCTACTCTTTGTACGACAAGAACCACATCCCACAGGTTACAGTTGAGTATGCAACCAATAAAGCAAGTGTCCCTGAAGAGTTTCGAGGAAAGATTGTTCAGCTTACAGGAAACGGCCCGCTAACTGTAAACGCGGCCCCAGAAAAGTTTTCAGAAGAGTTGGTAGACTTTGTAAATAAACTAAAGCTTTCTCCCAATCAGGTGCCAGTGGGGATAAACAAGATTCTTGAAAAGAACTTTTTCAAGTTCGATGAAGGTAAGTTTGTTAGAAATGAAGAAGAGTTTTCTAAATTCAATGAAACAAAAAAAGAATTAGGGCTGGCAAAAGGTGGCTCAGTAGATAAGAATATGGCCTTCATCAAGGCGCACACGTAACAAGGAACCTTCATGCCCATAGACAAAGCAGTAAATCAAGCCCCTCAGTTGGACATCATCATCGAGGATGAAGAGATGCCCGACATTGAGATCGTGTTGGAAGAAGACGGCAGTGCTGTTATCAACATGGCGCAAGACGACGCTGATGAAGTTGACTTCTACGCCAACCTGGCCGAGGTCATTGATGAGGACGACTTGAGCCAGATCGGCATGGATGTCGGCGCGATGTTCGAGGCTGACAAGTCTTCACGTTCGGACTGGGAGCAGATGTACTCCAAGGGCATGGACTTGCTGGGTTTGAAGATTGAAGAACGCACCAAGCCGTTCAGGGGCGCGTCGGGCGCGACCCATCCAATGCTGACAGAGGCCATCGTGCAGTTCCAAGCACAGGCATTCAAGGAACTGATGCCCGCTGGCGGCCCTGTTCGCACGCAAGTCATTGGCCGTGAGACGGTAGAAAAGACCCAACAGGCCTCTCGCGTGCAAGATTTCATGAACTACCAGATCACGTCTGTGATGGAAGAGTACACACCTGAGTTTGATCAGTTGCTTTTCTACACTG